AACAAAAGAAGCATCGCCTGTAGAGTTCATACGAATACCAACAGTAGAATTATCTAAAGCAGTCTTACCCACCAACACGTTGCCTGAAGAGTCTATACGCATTCTGACTGAACCAGTAGTTGTATCATTGTTAGCTGCGGTATAAAAATCTAATATTGTTGCAGAATTTAAATTACTAAAACCACCACCAATTCTAACAGTATTGTTAGTATCATCATCTATTCCCGCACCTACTAAACAAACTGGTTCTTCAGAACCATTGTTATAATGAAGTATAGATAAAGCACTTGATTTAGAAGCATCATCAGTTGCACTTCTACCAATAACTATAGACCTATTATTATTACCTGATGTATCAAGACATAATAAACCACCTTCAGCAGTAGTAGTTCCTATTGAAACTTGACCTGAAGAATTAATACGCATTCTTTCAATATTGCCACTTGTTTGTCTTGTAGCAAATTGTAGATAACCCTGAAAATTACCAGTAGTATCATTTTCTTTTCTACCAGCTATACTTGCAAAGAATGTATCAGCATACGCAGAATAAGTTCCACCTAATGCAATTTGACTACCATTATTTACAGCATCACTATCAGTATTAGATAGATATAACTGACCTCTTCCTTGAATAGCAGTATTAGCACCTCTTATATCTACTTTAGCTGTAGGACTAGTAGTTCCTATACCAACATTGCCTGAAGAGTCTATAGTTAATCTAGCATTAGTACCAAGAGCTGAGTTATCTGCAATTTCAAAAGCTGTGCTATTAGCACCTATTGCAAAAGTGTTAGATGCTGAAGCAAATGAAATTTGTGGGTCTCCACCACTAGAACCTATTGCTATAGTTCCTGTAGAGCCAACATCACGGGTAAACTCTGCAATGTTTAGTCCACTACCACCACCTGTAACTTTTAATCCAACAGCAGCAGCATCTTGGTTAATTCTAAGCATAGCATCGGGACTAGTCGTTCCAATACCAAGATTACCTGAAGAATCCAGTCGCATTTTTTCAGAACCATTTACAGCAAAGGTTGTGACAGAAGATGATGCAGAAATAAAGTTATTTGTATTAACTTTCAAACGAACAGTACCAGCTTCTAAATTTAGTGCTGCTTCACCATCCGTTGATTTAACATGAAGTTTACTACTTGGACTAGTCGTTCCAATACCCAAACTCTCAGCACTTGCATCCCAGAATAGAGCTTGGCTAGTTCCTGTATCATCGTAGAAGGAGATGTCTCCACCTGATGACAAAGATAAACCGTTTACTGCTCCGTTACCTCGCTTTAGATTAACCCCTTTGCCAAACCCATTAGCCGCAATATCAATAGTATCAGTAGATGTAATATCTCCGCTTAACGCAACATCGCCAGTTACGTCTATGCCTGTTGAGGTTGTGGCTAGTTTTGCTGATGGAGTAGTTCCATGAAATAGTTTTACATCAGCATTATCATTTACTTGAAGTAATGTATTACCAAACTTATCTCCTAGATTAATACTTCCTCCACCTACTACTTGGATGTTTAAATTTGATGTATCTGCAATAATATGATTATCTGTACCATCATGGTAAATCTGTAAATCTGAACCTGCTCCGAATACTGCTTTATCACTATCTCCAAAGTTAATATCTGCACTTGTTGTAAGACCATCTGTTGTTACTACGCCAGTAACGTCTATACCTGTTGAGGTTGTGTTTAATTTTTCAGAACCATAGTGATGTAATCTTACCTCACCATTTGAACCATCTACTTGAATATAAGTAGCTAAACCACCTGAACCGTCATCTGACTGTAGAAAAATATCTTTATCATCACTTGAATTACGAAAATACAAATTTCCAGTAGAAACATCTACATAACTACTGCTGTCGCCTACATGATAAATCTGTAAATCTGAACCTGCTCCAAAAATAGCTTTGTCGTCGTCACCAAAGTTAATATTGCCTGTAGTTGTTAAACCTGTAAGAGTTCCAAGACTTGTAATATTAGGTTGTGCTGCTGTTGCAAGTGTTCCTGTTATGTTTCCTGAAGATTGAATAGTACCTGTAATATTAATGTTACCAGTACCTGTAATATCATTAGAGTTTAAATCTAAATCACCACCTAACTGTGGAGTAGAATCTTCAACAACTTCATTAGTTGCAGCAACTGTAGAGTCTACATAAGCTTTAATAGATTGTTGAGAAGCAATACCTGTAGCACTATTAGATGCCATGTTATCTTCGTCAAGGAAAGCTTTACCATCTAAAATATTCAACTCTGCTGCAGTAGATGTTACTCCGTCTAATATGTTTAGTTCTGCAGTTGTAGCTGTAACACCATCTATAAGATTTAATTCTGTTGCAGTAGCTGTAACTCCATCAAGTATATTTAGTTCTGCAGCAGTACTTGTAACTGTTGTACCGTTTATAGATAGTGCATCTGTTTCAAGTGTACCGTCAACATCTACATTGCCTGATACATCAAGTGAACCTGCATCAAGTTCCCCAGAGATAGTAATATTTCTACCACCTGTAATGTCTTTGTTAGCGTCTGTAATGATTGCTTTACTTGCTATTACTGTTCCGTTTGTTATACCGTCTATAAGGTTTATATCTGTTGCACTAGCTGTAACACCGTCAAGGATGTTAAGTTCTGCTGTAGTGCTAGTAACACCGTCTAGTAAATTAAGTTCAGCTGCAGTAGATGTAACACCATCTAAAATATTTAGTTCAGCAGCTGTTGATGTAACTCCATCAAGTATATTTAGTTCTGCAGCTGTTGCAGTTATTGCAGTACCGTTAAAGTTTATAGCATCTAAATACGCAACACCGTCTATGTATAAGTCTTTCCATTCTTGTGTAGAGCTACCAAGGTCATAAGTATTGTCATCATCAGGAATAATATTAGAGTCTACGTCAGCACCAAACACAACATTGTCAGTAGCTGCATCACCCATAGTGATTGTACCACCGTTAAAAGTAGTTGTACCTGTAACTGTTAAGTTTCCACCAACTGCTACATTGCCTGTAGTTGTAATAGTATCTGTATAAGTATCTTTAAAACGTAAAGAAGTAGTACCTAAATCAATATCACTATCGGTAACTGGGAGTAAAGCACCATCTTGTAATCTAATTTGTTCTACAGCTCCTGAAGATACTTGAACATACAATCCTATTCTATTGTTAGTAGTATCTATTTCAATTTTATTAAAAAAGTCTAAATCACCTATTCTATAGATGTTACCGCCTTGTCCAGCTGTACCATCATGTCTGTGTCCAGTTGTAGAGTCACTAGTTGAACTGTAACTAAAAGCATTTACTAATTGATTATATTCATTATTAAATAGTGCTGCTGTAATAGTATCACCATCTGCAAATGAACTTTGTCTAGTATATGTTTGTGCCATTGTTTATATCTCCCTTATTGCCTTCCTGCAGGTCTGTAATTTATGTAAATACCGTTTATAGTATATGGTGCTCTTGTATCTGAACTAAATATTTTAAAAAAGTTACTGTGTCCACTACCTGTTAATGCTTGTCTAACTAGTGGTTGTTCAGAAGCTCCAAATGTTTGTTGATTAAATAAAGCACTTCCAAAAATAGCAGGTTCTGGTACTGCTGTTAAAGGTATGTCTACCGGTTGTGGTGTATCTAAACTATCATAATCAAATCTAACTCTTAATGTTGGTTGAGCTAACGACTCTGGTGTTATAGATAACTTTACATAATCTAAAGTTTTTAATGTTCCTAAATCTCCATAATCATAATCAGGTGATTGATACTCAGCGTCTATTCCTGTTTCTATACCTGCAGGATTAAAAGTATTACCTACGTTATGATTATAAATATATCCGTCTCTATCTCCGTGATAGAATTGTTCTTCTCCGTTATGGTCAAATCCTGAACAAATTGCAGGGGCTTGTATACCTAGTGTTTCTGACCATTCAAATCCTTGTGGTCTTAATACCCCTATAACTCCTTTTGAAGTTGAGGTTGAGTCTGTTAGTTTACTATAGAACATTCTATATTGTGATTTTGTTCTAATAACAACACTACTAAATTGATATTGAGATTTATTTAACACAATATCATTTATAATAGGCTGTATGTTTTGACTTATAGTTCCTAACTCAACGTCACCAATTCTAGCTGTACCAGCAACTGTTCTAAATCCATCAGGTGCTAAGAATATTAAGTCACCAGCAATCTCTTGAATTGTTTGACCATCTATACATCCTACGTTTTTAGTAACAGGAACAACTTGAATTGTTGAAGCATTGCTTATGTTTTGTAATTTAAATAAAGAGTTTTGACAAAATATAAATAACTCATTACGAAAACTTTTTAATCCTACTATTTTATCTTCAAGTACAATACTTCCAGCACCTGAACCAGTAAAACTATCTATGTCACCAGTACTACTATAATAAAGTGTATTAGGTGTGCTAGTGTCTCCAGCAACTACTAAATGATTATTATGTATTGTACAATGTTTAGCTGTTGTAGAACCACTTATAGTTATTTGGCTTACAAAAAATGTTCTGTTAGTTAAAGCTCCTGTACCAGTCATTTTAAATAAAAATGGTTTATTACTCCCACTTTTATCTGTTATAATTAGTTCACCATATTCACTAATACCTTCGTAAATAGCAAACTCACACTGGTCAAGATTTGTTAAACTTAATTCGCTTCTACCTGTAAATGTAGAATAATTATCTCCTGAAGCATCTACACTAGCTTTGTTTATTTGTAACCAATCAGTTCCATCTAAACTAAAAAATATATCGTTACCTGCTACAGCAACTACTCCGTCTGCATAAACTTCTAAACCTTCTATATCGTTAGAGCTATTAGGTCTTGCAGCACTTCCTCCACCTAAAACAGAATATCCATTTATTCTTCTGTAACCACCTTCAATAGATACTTCAAAGTTTCTTAACTTAGTAGCTACTCCGGGTGTTTGTAGTAACGATAAAGAGTTAGTAGATTTATCTAATCCACCACTTAAAGATACTGAAAATGGTTGTCCTGCTGCCATTTAGAAATAAGTCCTGTCATCTGTCATGTATTTAGGTTGTGGATTTATTAAATTACTTTTCATAGTTTTCATTGCTTTTTTATAGTCGTCCATTGCAAAAGCAGATTGTTGTATATTATTTTTAAATTGATGTACATAATATCTAGCTTTTGATGTTATAACATTACTATACTGTTCAGGCATAACAATAGTATCATCATAAGCTGATAAAGCTGTTGGTTTTACAAACGCATAAAAATGTACGTTATAAACTTTATCAGGTATTGGACCTAATCCAAACTTTCTATGGTCTGGACTTTTAATAACATATCTAGGTTCACCGTGACTAGCATCTGAACCTTCTGCATCATCTGCGTTTTCAGAATCTCTATAATATCTTTTCCAATCATCTAGTGTTAAAAATTTTAAACCTTTAGAAACGTAAGGAGTTGTTTCTCCACTTACGTTTATTGTTGTTAAATAAAAATCATCCCAGTCTACTGATGCATAATCAGTTGTTATACTAGAGCTATCTGCTTTAAGCGTATACCATCTAGTTCCTGCCACCGTTGCGACAGTTACGTTCCCATAAAAAGGGTCTGTGCCTCCACTAGCTCCTGCTGAGAAAAAAGGTAGCTGTGGTTCTTCGTTAGCTATATCAAATATAGATTTATTAATAGCATCTTTTACAAATGATTGTATTCCTATTGCTGAACTAAAGTTAGCAGAAGTTAATACAACTTCGTTTAATTCTCTTAATACTTCGTTACTTAAATCTAAATATGTTGTAGCCATTATTTTTTATGAACCTTTTGAATTGGAAAGTTTGCTTCTAAACTAGCACCTTTATGTTTTACAAACTTACCTGTGTGTTTCATTAATTTAAAACTACCATTCTTTTGTTTCATCCAATGGTGTCCTTTTGGTGCTTTAACTTTCATAATTAGTTAGCCTTCGCTTTAGGTGTACCGCTATAAACAGGTTGGCATCCGTCCATCTTGACACTTCCACCGTCCATATACTTCATACGTCCACCTTTCATCATTTTCTTTTTAGCCATACCACCATACATCATTTTCTTTTTTTTATCTTTACCGTACATATTTATTTCCTATTTAAAAAGTGGAGGAGACCGAAGCCTCCCCCGAGTTTTGACAATTAGTCAATCACGTAGAATGCACTACATAAAGCGTCATCTCTAAGTACTTTCGCACCATAGACATGTAAGCCTCTTACTATGTCACCAAACGATGTTGGGTCTCTTAACACTTCTGTTGAGAGAATAGTATTAGCAGTTGCAGTAGATGACATGTGACCAGCCATAACTTTACCAGTTGCATTTGATGTTGCAGCGATATTGTTAGACTTGTACATATCAAATCCACGTAGTTTTCCACTTGAAACTAATCCGTTTCTGATTGAGCCTTGACCAGCGTTAAAGTCAACAGAAAGCATTTTAGAACCAGATTGTGACAGCTCTTCATAGAATGAAGGAGGTGCAACAAACCATCTACCTTCTTCAGGTACATTTTGGTCGTCTAAAAGTCTTGCCATTCTTGCCATAAGGTCAATAGCATCTACACCAGTTCCATCTGAACCAAGTAGGTCTACAGAGTTAGTTGCGTGAGCCATAGTAGCGTCAGCAGTAGCACTGTCAGAACCAATGATGTGGTCAGGTGAACTTGCAGAACAACCAGCAAACATAGTTGCTAAAACAGCAGCGTCATATGAATCTTTCAATGCATAAGCAGCTGAGCTTGAAGCAACCTCTTTGAAGTTGACATGTGACATATTAGTTTCAATATCATCTACGATGAATTTGAAAGCTTTAGCACTATCAACAACCAAAGAAATTTCTTGGTCTGTTAGTCTAGTTTCAGTTGTGTCTGAATTTCT